GGTCGCGCCCGCGAACGTGGCGAAGTTACCGGATCCCCACGTGATTCCGCCGTCGGTCGAGTAGGCAACGTCGACGTTTCCGCTCGCAGCAACGTTCGCGATGATCGTCGTGCCCCCACCGGCCGCCGAAAGCGGCACCGCGCTCGGCAGAGCGCCCGTGAACGCAACGGGAAGCGTGCGCTGCGTCCAGGTCACGCGGTCCGGCGACGTCCAAGCCTTGACGAGCGTTCCCGAAGTGCGGCGATAAACGACGCACCAAAGGCCGCTTGTTGCGTCGTAGCTCACGCAAGCGTTGTCAAACTGAAAACCGCTTTCGAGTGCGGTGTTCGTCCAAGAGCCCGTCGTCGCGGAAAATGCCGTTACGCCCCCGCCAATGCCGATCGGAATGACCAGGTTGTACGGGTCCGCTCCGTCTGTTGCAACGTCAAGCGGCGGGCCTGCGGAAGGGGCAATTGAACCGGCAGCGGATCCGCCCGGAGTGGTGATCTTTACGTCGTTTGTAAGACCCGGGTTGACCATGATCCAAACGGGGAAGGACTTGCCCGCGAAGCAACCGCGCTGCATCGTCGTCGTCGTCGGGATCGGCGCCGTAAAGTTCAGCGCAATCGCGGGCAGAAGCGCCGCGCGCAGGAACTTCGTGCGATTCGCAAGCGCCTGAAGGGCTGGGTTTACGCTCCCCACGGCGCGACCGCTTCCGTCGTCCGGAGCGAAAAAAGCTTCGGAAAACTGGGTCTCGTCTTCAACGATCGTAGTCATGGGAACTCCCAAAACCTGAGGTCCGCGGGCCGCGTCGGGAGATACGGATCCCCGTACCCCCACTCGCCCCACGTGCCGTCTGGCATTCGGCCGCCACCGGCCGGGTTAAAGTCGCTATCGACCTGCGTCCAAATCATCGCAACGACGTGCGAGTGAGCGGCTTTCCAGTCCTGAACAATCGAACGAAGCGCGCCGACATCCGCCGCCGGAATGTTGTGACCAAAGCCGTCCGTGCCGCCCCAAAGCTCGCCGTCGCCCCACGTGCCTGCGAGCGGGTACGCTGTCGAATAAACGACGATCCAAAGGTCGGACCAGCGGTTGGCACGCTCAGGATGCGAGACGCCGTCCCAGTTCCACGCCATCGTGGCGGTCGATTCCGTGCCGTCCGCCTCGCGGGTGTGAACGAGGCCCGCGCGGTTGATGATCCGGACGCGCGGATGGTCGGGCAGAAACGCCTGAACTTGCTTGGCAAGTCCGCGCATGGTCCCCGCCATCGCCCAGTCGTCAAGCCACGCGCGAAGGCGCGTCGCGAACCCCTCGTGCGTGTCCGAGGGCGACCGGACGATCCGCCGATTGAGCCCGTGCAACGCGAGAGCGTCGGGCGTCCCGAGGCCTGGAAACCAGGCGTCGAGCGCTTGGCTCGCCGCTTCGACGGCGACGTCGAGGGCGTAGACCATGGTGAAGAGGAGGCGCGCGCCGACGGACATCGCCGGCCGCTCGGCAAGCCATTCCGGCACCAGCTTCGCGACGTCGTCGGCAAAGCGGCTCATGAGCGGGCCTCAAAGCGGATGCTGAGATCCGGCACAAAGACAGGGATTTCGTTGTCGAGCAGCGGCACATCGGACGCGACGCCGTCGCAGTCGAAGATGGCGGGACGCGACGCGATGATCGCCGCGTTGATGCGGTCGGCAAAAAGCCCGTTGGTCGAGCCGTCCCCCTTCCTCCGCCCGCCGATCGGCCACGTGCGCTGAAGGTCGGCGAGGGCCTGAAGAGCCGCCGCACGCACCGACGCGTCGGTATCGCCCGCATCGCTGGCGACCCACACCGTGGCGGCGACGGGGACGACCCGAGAGACGGCGCCGAAGGTGTCGACGGTCACAGAGTCGGGCCGAACCTTCGCCTCGAGCATGGCGGCGACGGCAGCGATGTCCGCCGGCGCGGGCGTTCCCGACGGCGATGCCACGTGAACGACGACGAGCCCCGTCGACGACGAAGGGCTCACCGAGACGCGGTTGACGTCGACGAACGAGCCATCCAAGCGCGTCGCCCGTCGAGCCCAGAAAGCGTAGGCCCCGCGGGGCGCGCCGGCGCCATACGCTGCGACGCGATCGCGGCAGGCCTGCGCGAGCTCGGCGTCACTCTCTTCGTCGCTCCCGAGGACCGCAGCGGGGTTCGTGCACGTGACACGCGACGCCGTCGTGTCGATTTTGGTGATCGTGCCGGCAAGCGCGCTCCCCTCGGAGCCGGCCAGTTCCGCGATGACGTCGACGAAAAGGCCCGTTTGAAGCGGTGAAAGCGTGAACGCCGAAACGTTGACGTAGGTCGCCTGGGAGTCCGGGTTGATGACGCGGAACTCGCCCGGCCCGAAGGTGAACAAGCCACCCCCGGCGTTGTCGAGGCGAACTTGCCCCGTCGCGCGCGTCGCCGGCCGTCGTTCGACGCCGTAGACGAAGCGGGCAAGGAGCGTGAGCGACGCCCCCGTCGCCGTGTCGAGAAACGCGCCCTTCGCAATCGTGGCGACAAGCGACGTAAACGCCGCGTAGGTCGCTGCAACCACAGCAAGAATCGTCAGGGCGACGCCGCCCTTGCGCCAGGTTCGCGCGGGGATCTGGAACGCCTCAAGAGCCGTGAGCCACGTCTCGAGGACCTCCTCCTTCGTCGAGGACGCGAAGAGCTCGTCGATGGGGATCACCCGGTCACCAGCTGCGTCCCTTCGCGCGTGGTGGTGGTGGAGAACGAGAACGCGCCGTCGACTGTGTCGATTTCGACGTCAATCGTGAAGGTGTCCTCGTCGACCTGCTCCACAACGGCGGCCGCCGAAAGCACGCGGTCGTCCTTCAGGAACTCCGCTTCGATGCGCGCAGAAGCGGAACTTGGGACGCCGACGGAGAGCCAGTTGGAGACCCCAAGGCCGAAATCCGGGTCGTTGATGATGCGACCGGGCGTCGTCGTGAGCCGGTGCAGCAGGTCCTGAACGAGCGCTTCGCGCTCGGACGCCTCGCGCCCGAAGAGATCTAGGTCGTCGACGCAGAGCAGGTCTCGCACCCCGCGAGCGTGCCGCGGCGCCTGTCACTATTTAGTGTACCATCGCCGTGTCACGATTCACTCGGCGAAGGTCTTGGTGGCGGCAACGCTCGAAAGTGTGACGAGGTTTGCCGCGACCTGAAGCGCTAACCCGCCGTCGTTCGGCGCGACGGCCCACGACTGGAGCAGATTCAGAAGCGCACTGAAATTCGTGTCTACGGCAGCCGCGAGCGCGACGAGCTGCGCGGACGGGCCGCCAAGGCGGATCTCTTGCGTCGCGTCGATTGCGACGGAACGGGCGGCGTAGCTGTCGCCCTCGGGCCCCTCGAACGCGCGAATGCAGGGCTGCGCCGGATCGCCTTCGAGGAATTCGACGAGGACCTCGGCGCCGGGCGTCGGCACCGCGTCGACGCCCGGAACCCCGGGCCACGCGGAGAGCGAGACGACGTCGGGAAGGCCAGGAGCTTTCCGGACAGCCTGAAGATCGTGTCGTTTCGCGGTCGTACCGATGACGCGGTAGCGGTAGCACCTCGAAAACGGGGCGCGGCGATCGCCAACGAGCGCCTGCACCGCCCCCCGAAGGTCGAGCTTTCCGACCTGTTGAACCGTGCAGGATGCAATCGTTTGCCCGTCGGCCGTCCAGGTGACCGTGCAGTCCCGCAAGACGACCGGCCCCGGCAGCAAAGACGAGGTGACGCGCATCCCGGGCGCGGGCAAGATCGCATCAAATTCGAGGCGAACGACCTGTCCGACCGGGTCGAAGTCGAGGACCTCTATGCCCGCCGGCGCTGCGCTGACGGTGCGCTCGCCGACCTGGGTGACGCCCTCTGCGTCCACCCACCACGAACGGCCGTCTAGCGCCTGCCCGGCTAGGCCTGCGGGGCGCACGTAGTCGACGCCCAAGACTTCGTCGCTGAGGACCGCGACGCGCTCCCCGACCTCCGCCGCGAGCGTCGAGAGGACGTGCGACAGGCGAACCCCGCCATCGTTGTGATGGTGCCGCGCCAGGACGAGGCTCGACCATCCGCCACGCGCACCGCCGACAAGGCGCACGTTCCGCTGCGTACCGACGCGCCCGGATCCGTTTGCGACGCCGTAGCCCGCAACGCGCGTTCCAGGCCCGGTGAACACCATGGCACCGGCGGGCTCGGGCTGGTCGTCGTCGAGATCGATCGCGAGGTCGGCGACCCATGCCCCGCGCCAGGGGAGCCAAAGGGTTGCCGTTGTCACCCGCCGGCCGCTGAGGTCGAGCGTCATTTGCGTGTCCTCGCGGCGTCACGGTCGCGCGCGGCCTGAAACCGTGCGGTCTTTTGGTCAATGAGGCGCTCGGCCTCCGTCTTTGCGGACGGGTTGTTGATGTCGGTCGGAATGGTGCCGTCGGGCTTCAAAAGAATCTCGCGCGGCTTGCCGTACGTTCGAAATTTTACGGTCACGCTCCAAACGCCGTCGCCCGTTTGAGACAGCTGCGTTCGGTCGTCAACAACAACCTGGGTGATGCCGATTTCCGCCAAAATGGGGTGCTCAATAAGCAGACAACCGGGGTCGCGAACGGGCTTCGGCTTTCGCGTCAGCGGCGCGAATGCCAGCCAATCCTGCAAATCTTGGTCGTTCCAGAGCTGCATCGTGACGTCGAACTTCGAGAGCGGGCTCCCGGCGTAGGTGAGCGTGGCCCCCGCACGGCCGTAGCCAGGTTGCTCGTTCCAGTTTCGCGGGTCCCCCGCGCCGGAAATGGTGCAAATGCCAGGCGAGCGCTGGCCTTGCAAGACGATGAAGTCAACGGAAAGGTCGTCGAGCGTAATCAAATCGCAACCTCCACCGTCAGGGACTGCGAAGCCAGGGCTTTTTCAATGGCACGAACAAGGGCATCAAGAACACCGTCGTCAGTGAGTCTCGCGGCAAGCTCGGCGCCGTCCGACTTCGTGTTGATGGTGAGATTCACGGTGGTCGAGCCTCCGCCGCCCTGACCGCCCGACCCGCTCGCCCCGCCTTCCGGAACGGAGACCATCGAATCGACGGCGGCGTTCGCGTCGCCAGATCCGCCCTCGACGCCGTCCACGAACCCGTCGGCCGTAAACGCGCCGTATTCGGCAAAGACCTTCGAGGGGGACGCGATCCCCATGCTCTTCTTGAAGGCCGCCTTTGCACCTTCGGCGAGCCCGACAACGCCATCACGGACACGCCCGACGCCCGCCTTAAGCGCATTGACGAGGCCGTCGATCATGTCGGTGCCCAGCTGGCCGAAATCGGTTTCCTGGAACCACTCGTAGAGCTTCACGCCTGCGTAGATGACCCCGGCGATCGCGGCGCCGATGAGGATGAAGGGGCCGGCGATCGCGGCAACGGCGATGCCAACGCCCACGGCAGCGGCCGCGAGAACAACCGCGAGCGCGCCGGCGGCGAGCTTCGCAGCGAGAATTCCGTTCTCGACGCCGTCGAACCCCTCAAGAACGTCGTCGCCGACCACGTCAAGAATCGCGTCCTTGACGTCGTAGTAGGCAATTCCCAGGTCGAGCGCGAGCAACACCAGGCCGGTGAAGAAGCCCTTGATAAACGGTGCGGACGCCTTGAACGAATCAACGAGGCCGTTGCCGAAGGTGGTCATGAGCTCGCGAAGAGCCTTCCCTGTCACGGTGCCTTTGCCGAGTTCTGCGGTGATGTCCCCGAGCGCCTCGGCCATCGGGGCAAGGTCGACGCCGGCGCCGAGGTCGGCCAGTTCCTCTTTCGCCTTTGCGAAGATGGTCGAGAACTCGAGCACCTTCTTCGCGTTGATCTTCCCAAACTTTTCTTCGACCGCCTTGCGCATCGCTTCGGCGCCGTCGGCGAGCGAGACCCGCCCCTCGGCGAGGGCCTGGCGAGCGCTGCCGATGTCCGTCTTGAGCTTCTTGGCGAGCTGGGCGGCGACGTCGTCCCGCGCAAGCCCGGTGCCCTGAAGCTCGAATCGGCCCAACGAAAAGCGTTTGAGGTTCTTGCTGCGTTCGATGAGGTTTTGGATCTGTGCGCCGGCGGCTTGCCCATTTGCCGCCGCGGCTTGGCCGATCGCGTTGAAGGCATCGACGAGGGTCTTGCCGCCGATGCCGCTGCGGGCGAGCGACGACGCGAGCTCGTTTAGCTCCCCCTTCGCAGTCGGCAGCTTTCGCGCGAGCGCATCGACCTGCGTTCCAAGCGCGGTCGCCCCTTCTGCGGAGCCGACGGCAGCTTCGCGTGTGAGCTGCATTGAGCGCGCTACGTTCGCCGACGCGAGCACGAATCGGCCGAGTTCTGCGGCACCGTACGCCACGCCGGCGACAAAGAGCGCAATCACAGCGGCGGCCCCTGCGGTCGCACCAGCAACCGCGCCCTCTGCCGTTGCAAGCGTGCCGAACTTCTCCGTTAGCCCTTCGACTTTTTTTGCCGCATCGCCTACCGGCCCACCAAATGCAGCGATCGCGTCGGACGCGCCGGGCATGGTTTTCGCGAGCTTTTGAGCAGCAAGGCGCTCCTTTTCAAGCGCCTTCGCCGCGTCTTCTGATTCTTTTTGCTGCTCCGCGTGCGCTGCGGCCAAGTCGCCAAGGCTGGTCCCCGCGGCGATCGCCGCAAGTTCCAGTTGCGCGAGCTTCATCGACTCGGCGCCGATCGCTTGCTTCAGCTGGTCTTGCGCCTTGACGACCTCCAGCGAATCGCCGGCGAGGTTCTTCAGTGAGGCCTGCATGCTCTTGAGAGCGTTGAGCGAACCGGCCGCCGCCTCACGCACCGCGTCGAGCGAGTCATCGACCTTGTCGAGCGCCTCATCCGCGTTGGTCTCGATCTCGGTGCGAAAGACGACGGTATCAGCCATGGGGCAGCTTCCTCAGATGGGCAAACGTGTCGGCAAGGACGAGGGCGCCGGCGTACGCCTTCGTCCCCTCGTCCCCGTCCGTCGGAGCGCCAAACAACGCGACCAGGCACGCCGCGGCCGCTGCTGGGTTCTTCTTCGCCTCGGCGTGGAGGCTCAGTATTTTCCCGATTTCGCCTTCAGGTTCGCGCCGTAGAGCGCGGAGAGCGCGATCGCGCAGCGGTTCGCAACCCCGGGGAAGTCGTCAAAGATGCTCTTGGCAGCGGCCGGCTCGGGGAACACGACGCACGGAACGACGAACTCGAGGGTCTGCTTCTGCGTCATCTGCGAGTGCGAGAAGCGCTCGAAGAGGATCCCCGCGTTTCGCTGAACGACAATGACGTCGCCGGGGCGGGTGCCGCGAACGATCTCGAAGTCGAGGCCGCGAACAAGCCCGTCGCCGGCGAACTTCGCATCGGCTTCCAGCTCGGCAAGCTCGAAATCCTTCTCGCGCTCGGCCGCCACTTTGTCGCGCGCGTCCTTCTCGCGCTGGAGGCGCAGAATGCGGGCGTCTCGGGTTTCGACAACGGGAGCGGAAGCGTCGGAAGAGGTCGTGACGGTGGCGTTTTCAATGGTCGGCATGGTCTCAGATCTTTCGGTAAAGTGTGAATCCGTTGGTGGAGATTCCCATCGTGGAGATTTCGAGGTCGACCTTTGCCGGGTCCGTCCCCTCCGAGTACGATTCGCTCGGCGAGATGATGCAGCAATCTTCGAAAAGGGTGTTCTTCACAGGAAGCCCCGGCTCAACGAGCTGCAAGCTCATTTCAAAGTAGGCGTCTCCGTAGCTTCCCTGGCCGCTCTGGGCGGCAAGCTGCGCCATCCATACGAGCCAATCGGACTCGTACATGGTGACTTTCACGGTTCCGGGATCGTACTTCCCGTTCGCGCGCCGGCCAGGTTTCCCGCTGCGCCGGTTGGACCATCCGAGCGGGCGATCCCGCTTTTCGGCCCATGCGATCGAGGTAATACTCTCGTTGCGCTCGCCGCCGATCTTGAAGATGAGCGAGTTCCAGTCGAGTTCGCGGGAGTTTACCCGCACGTTCTGGGTAGGCATGCGTTCCCCTCAGGCTCCCGCAGGGCGCCGGGCGCCGATGCGAATGATGAACTTCTTCGGATAGCCCTTGAACTGCACCTCAACGTCGCCATTGACGGTGTCGGTACTCAAGATGTCGTCGATGCGTGAAATGATGAACTTCGCGGCGGATGCTCGGCGATTGTTCACGAGGGCACGTTCGAGCTGCTTGTTGACGAGTTCCTCGATTTCGAGGGCATCCTCTTCGGCGATGAACCCCGTTTCCGTGTCCGTTTCGACACCGACGGAAAGGCGAAGCGTCAGGACCTGCTGAGCGACGCTCGCGGCAAGGTTGATCACGTTGACGTTCTGCAACCAGCGGTAGTCGCTCCCCGTCGGCGAGAAGACGCGCGGGTTCGAAAGAAACGCCCCGTTTCGCTCGGGCCACGTACGCATCGTGATGAACTTGAGGTCGTCAAGCCCCGGGTACAGGTACTCGTCGTGGTGCTTCGGGCTCAGCTTGTCGTCGAGGATTGAGACGCCGGGCGACGAACCGAGCACCGGCGCCGAGACGTCGTCCGAGACGTCGGCCACCGCGTCGCGGCACACGTAGTCGACGGCGGGCGACCGAGGGTACCAGCGCTCGTCGATGGGGGACCGCATGTCGGCCGCGTCGGCGGCGATGCCACCACGAATGGTCGAAAACACACCCATGAGCGTCTGCATGGCCGTCGCGAAGGCAGCCCTGGTTTCGCCCACGTTGCGGCGACGCGCGCCGAGGATCGCCTTCTTGAAGACCCCAGCGGCCTCAAGCGCAACGAGCCAGGCTTCGACCTGCGCCGCGATCAGCGCCGTCGCCGGCGTCACCACGAGCAGCGTCGACCACGGAAGCGTCGTGACGCGGAGGCTCTCAAGGGCGGCCGTCAGGTGCGCCGGCGACGGCACTCCCGCGGACGTCCGGAACGAAATCTTGTTGCCAGTTGTGAGGTTGCCAGCGCCGATGAGAACCGTAACGTTGCCGTCCAGCACGAAGCTGGTCGCCGTGCCGAGGGCGATTTCGCCGGAGTAGGTGACGCCGCCGTCGAGCGTGTAGCGGTAGGTGATCCCCACCGTCCCGCGAACGCCGCCGGTGAGGACCTCGATCACGACGTCGTAGTCGTCATCGGGAGGCGTGGCGCCGGCGGTCGGGACCGCGGTTCCCGCAGCCGTCTCGGCGATCGCGCTGTACGTCGACGCAGCCGCGTCGGTCCGGATGAGGAGCACGGGAAGCTTGGTGCGCTCGGCGACGATCGCGCCAATGTGAACCAGGGGGCCGCCGCCAAACGCGGTGACCATGTCGGCGGAACGCGTCAGCGCCGTTGGCTGGTTGAAGGTGCCGCTCCCCGCCGGCGCGAGGATCGCGACAATTCGATCGGTCGCGGCCGCGGCGGCACTTCCGAGCTTGTCGACTTTGTTGATAATTACGCTTTGATTCGCCATGGGTTCCTCACGGTGACGGCTTCACGGTCGTCGAAATCTGGGGGGACGGAGTGCGCGACGTGGTGCGCTCTTTGTCCGAGAAAGGCATTTGAACAGAGACGCTCGTGAGCATCTCGTAACCGTGGGCGACCTCGCGAACGACCGTCCACCGGACGTCGGCCGACCACGCGTAGCGGCCGCAAAAATTCAGGTGAATCGCTTGGCCGACCTTCTCGAATAGGTCGAGAACCTTCGCGATATGCGCTTCTTCGTCCGAAGGTTCTGCGCTCTTATCAATCGCCCAAATGGCAATCTGATAGACGGTGTCTAACGTCATGAGCTGCCGACGACTCCCCGACGTTTGCTTCGGTGGTCCGAGCTTTCCAACCTTGCCGTCGTCGGTGCCAAACTGAACAACGACGCGCGCCCCCTTCGCCGACGTCGTGTTGAGACCCCGCTTGCGAGATCCGACGTCGACGTCGGCAACGACGCCCTCGGCGACGAAGTAGTCGCGGATGGCCTGAGCGACGGACAGGCCCATCACACGCCCCCTTGGAGCCTCGACCAGGCGCGCTCGACCCCTCGCTGAAGCGCTGCCCGAAGGCGAGGCGTCAGGACACGAGGAAGGATCTGGCGCTTCTGGTAGCTGTAGGGTGCACCGATAGAAAGCTCGATGGCGCCGTCAGGGGTGACCGACACGCGGATCGCCGCAGCCGCTTCAGGAAGCGCCCGCTTCCCTTCTTTGGTGAGCGGCCACGGCTTTCCGTCGGGGTCTTGCCCGGCGGATGCCGTCGCGCGCACCGCGGCGAGGAGCTCGGGAGCCGCTTCCCGCGCGCCGGCCGCCGCGATCTCTCGAAGGCGCTGCACGCGAGCCTTTGCGGCGGCGTAGGCGCCATCACCCTCCATTGCGGGCCTCCCGGTCGGCGTCCATCCAGGAATAGGCGTCGAGGTCGCTTTCGCACATGGGGCCGCCACGGTCGATGGCACTCACGTCCACCGAATCGTTGTCGCGGAACGGAAGGTCAATCAGACCATCCTTGCTGTCCGCCGCTTCCTTCAGCCACGCTTCGGCGGCCTCCTGGGTGTCCTTGATGGATTGCTCAATCTCGGTTCCAGGTTGCGCGCCGCGAATGCGGTACAGGCGAACGGTTGCAAGCTGTTCCGCGCAGTCACGCACCGCAATCGGCACCGGGTCAAACGGCGTTTTGTACCGTTTTGCAAGCCGTGCATCGATGAGGCGCGTGACGCGTTCGCACACGGCCGCGACGACGCCGGGTCGCTTCGCGTCAAGGTCGTCGACATCCCCGGGCGGGAGGATACCGACGAGCTTGATGCCTGCGCTATCGGCGTAGGCCGCCATCAGGAGGCCTTCACCTTGACGATCATGAACGGGTGACCGTAGGCGCCCGCCTTACGGCCGCGGACGATCCACTCAAGCTCGTTGAGCTTGGCGAGCTGCGCAGTCGTGTAGCCGTCGTAGGACGACATATTGAACTCTTCGCGCGTCTGATAAATGATCGGCTTTCCGAGCTGCCCGGTCCCCTCCGCGACGATGTAGTACGAATCCGGTTCCGCATTGAGTTGCGGAAGGTGGATCGGCTGAACGTCGTAGTTCGTGAGGACGTTTTCCGTCGCTCCGATGAACTTCGCGCCCGTCACCTGCCGCGCGGCGTACTTGAGCGCCGTGGGGTGAAGGACGTATTTCGCGACGAGCGAGCGCGCCTCGCCGTTCGGAAGCTTGAACGACTCGACGTGCGCAAGGGCACGGGCAAAGTTCGCGGGCGAGACCTGGCCGCCAACGATGAGCGGGAGCGCGCCCGGGTAGGTGCCCGACGCGGCCCCCGTGAGGAGGTTCTCGTAGGTCCCCTTCGACACGTCGAGCGGGTTGTTGGGGTGGAGCTTCGAGAAGAACGGGACGCCATCGTAGGCCTTGGCGTTTGCGCCCTCGCCAGCGAGCAAGAGCTGAAGGCCGACCTTCTGCGGGTGGAGCGCCATCGCCGCGCCCATCCCGGCCGCCCAGTCCGCCGCAAAGCCGAACTGGTCGTCTTTGAACTGATTTGCTTTGATCTTCAGCGCCTTGCCGAAATCGACGTTCTCGATTTCGTGGGCCTGGGTGACCAGGTCCTCGAAGAGCATCGTGTTCTCGGGGAGCTGGTCAATGCTCGCCGTGCTGAGGAGCCACTCGAGGCGCTCGCGTCGGCCCGTCGATTCCAGCGTGCCGATCCACGTGTCCCACGTCGCATTTTTCAGCGCCTCTTCGTAGTCGGTGTTCTGGATTTTCCGGAGCCGGTCTTCTGTCGTGAGGACGTGCTGTTGATTCAGAATGGGCATGGCGATTCCTCAGAGCGCGAAGCGCACGTAAACGAGGGAGAGATCGGGGGTGAATCCAACGACGGTTCCGGCCGCGGACTTGCCTGAAGCCGTTGCGGTCACCGTCTGGTCATCAAGGGCGTAGCAAGTCGCCCCGAAGTCCTTGATGGCAAGGGCATCGGCGGGGTTGTTGATAAACGGGAACTCGCGGGTTCCGTTGGCCGTGTTGGAGTTGTAGACGACGATGCTCTTGTCGCCGTTTGCGCCGGCGGTGTTGTCGATCGTGTAGGCGGCGACGCCGACGATCTTGATGCCTGCGGCAGCCGTTGCCGCGCGAGCAAAGCCGTTCGCAGGGTCGATCGCGACCAGCGTTCCGGCGTAGATTTTCGCGCCCGCGAGCATCGGGAGCGTAAACGAGCCAGACTCGCGCGGAGCGGCGCTTCGATTTGCGGTAGATGCGGCCATCTCACTTCACCTTCTTTGCAGCTTCGGCCGCAATCTTTCGAGCTTGGGTGGGGGTCATCGTCGGGAGACGGTAGGAATGGGTCTCGCGGTCCAGCTGCCCAAAGCCGAGCGTCTTTCCGTGCGAGGTGAGGCCAAGGACGCGATCGATGACCGGGTCCTCGGCGGCGCCAGCGGCGGTCGTCTCCCGCTTGAGCGCCCCTTCGGGAGCGGTGGCGCGCGTCTGGCGAGGGGCCGAAGGTGCCGAAAACGTCTCGACAATCTTCTTGGCCTTGTCGAAGGGGATCGATTCCAGCGCCTTCTGCATCGCCGGCGAGATCCCGCCGTGCTTGCTCACGAGCGTCGCGAGCTCCTCGCGCTCCAGGCGCTCCAGGCGGGCGTGGAAATCCTGCGAAACCGGCGCCGGCTTCTTCGGCGCAACCGGCTTGACAATCTTCGAGGTCTTCTCGCTCTCCGTCTTGGCGGCCTTGTCTTTGTCCTCGACCTTTTCGGAGTCCGGAGGCGGCTCGTCGTCGCCGCCTTCCGCCGTCTGTTCACCCTCCGTCTTTTGCGAGGCCGGAGGCTCCTCCTCCCCGGCGGCTTCTACGAAGGCTTTGACGACTGCGATCTTGTCGCTGTCGGCGCCATCGGCGAGGAGTTCATCAAGAAGTGCTAGGATTGCTTTTTCGTCCATGACCGGGTCCTTTTGAGTTTGACCGACCGAGTTTGCGGCAAGTTCCGGAATGTTGTGTGTGCGCGGATTGATGCAGATTGCGCAGTTTGTGTACGAGACGATTTCGAGGGTTGCCGTGTTGAAACCAAACGCCGGCGAGTAGTAGCGCCAGAGGGGAACCTTTTGCTCGAGCCCCTCCTTGACGTCCGCACACCACTCAATGCCGACGGCCCAAAGCTCCGACCTTCCCTCCGCGTCTTTTCGGACTTCCAGGCGGTGCCAACCGGCGGCACGTCCCGCGGTAGGCGGACGCTCCGACGTCAGGCTGAGGTGGTCGAAGTCGAACGGGTAGAGGCGCCCACGCGCCGTTTGTTCGGCGATCAGAAGGCGCGCGGAGTTCTCGGTGAAGTACCGATAGACCGGCGTGAGACCGCTTCCCGATTGGCGGTCGTCGGCGACGACCTGCCCCGCCGCCCAGATGCGAAACGCCGTCGGCGCGGCGCCCTCGAAGGGGCGCTCCACAAGCGTCGCCTCGAACGCCTCGAAGGATGCCCAGGTGGCCTCGCTCATGCGGCCTCCGGGACGGCAGCGACGGAGGGGGCCTGCCGCGCGGCATCGTTCGCCGGCGTCATCTTCGCGGCGGCCGCAAGCACCGCGGCGGACTCCTCAGCCGAGAGGAGCTTGAAGCCGAAGCTTCGCGCCATGCCGATCGCGTCGATCTGCCGACCGTACGGGGCGAGCGCGGCGTTGGCGGCCATGACCGCAGAACTGAACTGGGCGATGAGCTGGGCGGTGGCGATGAGGTCCGCCGGCGGCGTGACGTCCCAGCCGATCGTCGGCGCGAGAGCGATCCCCTTCCAGCCGAAACGCTGGTTCGCCCACTGCGGGATGATTTGCTGATTGAAGGTTTCCGCGAGACGATCCGCCGTCGCCTGAATAAGGTCGTAGCGAATCGTCTGGAAAATCTTCGTCGACGTGAACGCTTTCCCGCCGTCGGTCGAGACGCTCTGCCCCGCAAGAACGACCTGGATTTCTTGGTCGCACGTCTTGATAGTCGCCTCGAAGATTTCGAAGCCGCGCCCGTTGCTTTCGAGGATCCGGACGTCCCAGCCGGTGGGGAGGTCGAAGACCGTGTTGACGCCCCAGCGTGCGATCTTGCGGAAGAAACCTGCGCGCGCGTTCCCGGTGGCCCCAGTCGGAGAGACCGCGACGCGGGCGGGGTTCGCGAGTTTTCCCGAGTAGTTTTCCCGGAAGAAGAACGCGTGGTCTTTCGAAATGTAGGCGCGCCCGAGCGCCATCCAAAGACCCGATTGCCACGGGCTTTGGTGGCCGCCGGGCGTATGTAGAACCCACCGCCCATCCCCTGGCGTAATCCGCAAGAGCCCGACGACGCTGCGGTAGTACCAGCAATCTTCCGACCACCGATAGATGAGGTATTCCGGGTTAAGACGCCGAAATACCATCACATCGGAGCCGGGCTCCTCCACGAGCTCGCCGACGCCCACGCCCAGAAGGATCCCGTCGCCGGCGAGGAGCGCCGCTTCGGCCGCCGGAACGACGCAGCGGAACTCCGCCTCGAGCCGCCCCGCCATCTCCTCGTCGCCGGCGTACCGGACGGGGAGTTGGATCAGCCCCTCGGTGCGCGTCGAGAGGACGCCGGCGATGGTGCCGTCGCGGCGGAGCGCGGCGCAGAGCTGGGCGGCGCGCGCGAGGTTCCCCGCGTCGGCGTCGTGGATCGCCTGCTCGACGTCGTCATGTTGCCAGCGGGTGGCGCTGTGCGGGAGCGGTGTCACCTGGCGCCCGCGCGAGCGAGCGGGGTTCCCAGCTTCGGGAAGGACGCGCGGGCCACCGAGGCCCGTGGCGCGCTGGAGGAGTCCGGCGAGCGGGTTCATCGGTAGCCCCCCTGGTCGCCGTAGGCGTCAATGCCGCCGCCGTAGGGATCGATGGAGTCGTCGCCGGCGTCGTCAGTTGGAGGCTGCCAGTAGGTGACCGCCTCGCCCTCAGCGCGCGCCGGCGGCGGCGGATCGTTCTCGTTGTCCGTCGGGGGCTCGAAGAGGATCGGGTTCCAGACCGAGAGCGCGACGGCGTCGGCGCGGTCGGGCGATCGGCCGAGGGCGTCGCGGATCTCGTCCTTCGACGTGACCTTCTGGCGGCCGCTGGCAATGATGATGGTGTCGGGAGCGACGAGCTCCGCTTGAAGCTTGTTGTCGTCGGGCAGCGCGCCGCCCTCGCGCATCCAGTCGCGGAGGCCAAACCAGAGGCAGTCGCGGACGCGTTCGTAGCGGTCGGCAAGGCTGCGGGGGGCGTAGTCGTACGCGGTGACGGAGACCGCTTCGACGAGGGCGGAGAAGCGCTGAACCGCGAAGAGCGTCTGAAAGACGGGCTCGCCGACGCCGATCGCGTCGATTTTGACGAGCGGCCGTTGCTCGCGAGGGTGCCGGTATTCGTCAATGATTGCGAGGACTGCTTCGCAGAACATCGACGCCCACTGCGGCGACGCGTGCGCACCCGGCGGAAGCTGGACGACGTGGAGCCCGAGGACCTTGAAGCCCCGGCGAATCGCAACGATGGACTCGTCGGAGCCCGACCGTGCGACGTCGACGCCGACGTGCAAGCGCCCTTCGCCGACGGCGCTTTCCCAAACCGAAACGGCCGCGTC